CCAAGTTTAAAAAATCAAAAAATAGCTCCATATGTAAAGTTTAAAGCTTTTGGATTGACAACGGCATCTTCATCAAAACAGAAACAAGTTCCAAATATAGAAGAAAGTATATCTAATGCTATAACTGGAGAGGCATTTAATATTGTTCGTCAGTTTGATCCGATAACAGGCAAGCAACCATTTGATCCAAGTGGATTCAAGCAATATTTTTTAGGAAAAGGTGGTGCTGCTGGTGCCGTTGGAGCGGCGGCAGGAGCGACTTTTGAAGCTGCTGTTGACTATGCTTTTAATCCAAATCAAGCTGAGTCTGGAGCAAAAGCAGGTAATACTTTTGACGTTAATGGTATTAGTCCTACTTTAAGACAAGTTTTTGGAAATATTCCTCAAGATATATTAAGAGGTGATTACAAAATAAGTGCAGGTCAATCGCAAAAATTTGCAGATCAAGTTTTATTAAACGGAGCTTATAATTTAAGAGCAGCCGCATCTTCGGGTTACATTCCAAACTTTGCAGCAGGATCTCCACTTGGCGATGCCATAAATAGAGAAATGGCAGCTGGTTTAAAACCGAGTCAGATTAGAGTAACTCAAGATGGAAGATTAAAAAATTCACAAAATCCAAGAGGACTTGCTGTTATAAATACAAGAGACGAACCAAATGGAAGGGTGCCAAATTTTGTCGATGAGGCTAAAATAAGAAAAAATACTTTTGGAAGAGGCGATGTACAAGGTCCATTAATTCCACAAGGTCAAAAACCAGTTGAAATGACAGCGGCAGAAGCTGCACAGGCATTAGGTAAAGTTCAAGGTTCATCAGCAAAATTATCTATAGGAATGGATAAGATGCTTCTCGCTATGAGTGCCACTATGATGGCGACGAGTACTCTTGAAGCAACTCTTGGAAAAACAGATTCTGCATTTGGCAAAGCGGCAATTGAGGCTGGTAAAGCTGCGAGTTCAATGAGTCAATTTGCTTCTTTGGGGGCATTGATACCAGGCGCTGGTCCTGCTGGGGCAATAGCTGGAGCAGCAATTGGTTTGGGAATGTATGGATATCAAGCTGCTACAGAACCAACAAGAATAGCAGCAGAGCAAAGAGCGAATGTTCGCGAACAAGAATTAAATCCTCAAGGCGATTTGCAAAAGCAAATCGATCAAACTACAAAAAGTCTTAATTTTAGGGCTAAAGTTTTAGAAAAAGCTCAAAAAGATGCTAATAAATATATGTTTGAATATGCAAAAACAGGAGATTCAATGGCGGCAGATCTTTTTGAAGAAGCCAAAGACTCAATACAGGAAGAGTCCGAACAAATTAAAAAACTCCAACAGGCATTAGAAAAATTATATCAAATAGATATAGAGTCGGAAGCGGCCCGCGCAAAGGAGGCGGCAAAGGTTAAAAAAGAACTTGAAGACAGAGTCGCTCTATCGGCGCAAATAGGAAAAATTAATATCGCTTACGCAAAAGGAGAAGCTTCTATTTTAACAGCTAGAGCGGCCAGATATGCAGTTATAACAGAAAACGCTTCAAGCCTAACGGAAGTTGAAAAAAGACGTTCAGAAAACGCTTTAAAAGTTGCAGATATAGAAGAAAAAATACAAAATGTAGGAAAGGATACGTTATATAATTTGGTTAAAGAAGTCGCAGATAAAAGCAAATTAGCTACTATTTCTGAAAAAGAACTTCAGTCTTTGCAGGAAAGATTTATTCAAAATGAGAAATCTGTTAATCTAGACGAAGAGGCAAATAAATTAGGCATTGAAGGAGCCGCTAATTTAAAACTTATTTTACAGCGTTCAATAGAAAATTCTGAAATTACAAAAATTAAATTAAAAGCTGAAAAAGATGCTTTGGAAACTCAATTAAGAGCTGTTGAAGCTGGTTCATTGCAAGCTACTGTTATCAAAAATAGAATAGCCCTTTTAAGGGCAGAGTATGAAATTGGTCAAGAAATAATAGATTCAAGAGAAAGAGACAGAGTACAGCAAGAAGAGTTTGATAGAGGTGCTGAATTAAGAACGTTAAAAAAACAAGTTGCAGGCAAAGCTTTTGTTAGCCCCGAAGAACAGGCTAGATTAACTATTTTAGAAGAGGATTTAAAATTTTCAGATCAAAAGAAAAAAATCGAAGAAGAATCAAAAACCGCACAAAGGAAAAATTTTGAAGATTTTAAGAAACAAGCGATGGCTAGAGTAGATGGCAATAACAATATTACTGGAACAATTCAAACTCAAGTAATTGAAAATATAAAAAATGTTCAATCTATCGAAGATGTAACAAATGCTTTATCAAAATTAACTAGCACAAATGAAGAAGATGCAAACTCAATTAAACTCGTAAACAGTTTAGTTCGGTTACAAATAGATCTTTTAAAACAAAGAAACGCCGAAGCAGAAGGTAAAAAAACTAGAGCGGAAAGAGAACTTCAAAGTCCAGCAGAAACCGCTAAAAGAACAAGGGATCTTTTATCTGGTTCTGTTGAGGCGGGGGTATATGATGCATTTGTAGAAATAAATAAAGAAACAGCTGGTTTTTCTGAAACATTTGGAAAAAATGCAACACTAGGATTCAGAGATGGCTTAAGAGACGCATTGGGCGCGGCAATTTCTCAAACTGATAGTTTGGGCGCAGCCCTTCAGAATGTTGCGTCAAACTTTTTAAAATCAATGCAGGGAATGTTTATAAATCAAGCTGCAAATGCTACTATGGTTGGGTTGCAAGGAGCATTTCCGTCTATATTACCTAAATTTGCTAAAGGCGGTCTTGTAAGTGGAGGTAGTGGATATAGCGATGATGTACCTGCACTTTTGACTGGCGGTGAATTCGTAATGAGAAAATCGGCTGTGCAAAAATACGGCGTGGCCAATCTTGCAAAAATGAATAATGGTGGAATTTTCCTACCCGGTGTTCGCGGCGGCGGAAATATAACTGGCTATGATCAATTAAGAGCTTTCGCCAATCAAACAACTACTAGCGGCGCAACTGATATATTAAGAGGCGGTGGTTCAAGCGTATTTATTAATCTTGAAGATCAGAGCGCAAGACTTTCTAGATTTGGCCTTTTAAACGAAGACACTATCAACCAAGAAATTCGTTCTGCGCAGGAGCAAGGATTAAATATTATTGCAGAAAGAGAGGCGTATAGAACCCAGCAAAGGAAAGCATTCCAAAAACAATTAGTGGGAACAGTTGCATCGGCGGCATTGAGTTATGGAGTTGGCAAATTGATTCCTAAACGAATACCTCAAACTTTGACGCCTGGCCAACAAAAATATTTTCAACAAATCCCAAACGCAGTAGATAGTGGATACAAAGGAACAACTCAATTTAATTTTGATGAAATTCAAAGAATAATTGATACAAGAGGTTCTACGGGTGGATTTAGAGGAGCCTATGGCGGTATAGTCCGTCGCTATGCAACTGGTGGTCCAACTGACGATATTCCAGCATTACTAATGAGCGGCGAATATATAATGAATCGCGGCGCAACATCAAAGTATGGTAGAAGAATGCTTGAGGCTATGAATCAAGGTCGTATGTCTAGATTTGCAGATGGCGGCGAGGTTGGTTCCGTTTCCGAAAATACATCAACCGATAACGGCGCAAAGATGATGGGCGATGTTAATATAAGTATTAATGTCACTGGCCAAGGAACACAAACAGAAGCTCAAGGAAATACAAACCAAGGCGGTATAGATTATAAGAAAATGTCTGAAAGGATCAAGGCTGTAGTGCTAGAAACCATAAACGAAGAAAAGCGTTTAGGAGGAGCACTCAGAAGTAGATAATGGCAAAATTATCAACAGCAAATTATGATGCAGAGGTTTACCTCAGTGGCCATAAAGTATTTGGAGTCACTGATGTAAATTTTGGATATTCTTTACCATTAGAGCATCTTAATGTTTTGGGTTATAATAAGTTTAGAACATTTACTTCTGGCCCACCACAATCTTCATTTAGTATTCAAAAGTATTTGTCTCCAAATGATTTCATTCTTGGTTTTACTGGCACAACTGCAATAAGCGGTGGTTTACTTTATGACTCAGCAAGTAAAAGTTTTGGTTTTACTTCTGGTTATTTAAATTCATATTCTGTTTCGTGTGCAGTTGGAAACTTTCCAAGTTTAAGCGCAGATTTTTCAGTATACGGAAATATTGGCAATGGTTTAATATCTTCTTCAGCTAGTCAAACAGGATCGCTAACAGTTATTAGACCGAAGGATATTTTAATTCAATGCGACGGTAGCGGAACAAATAGAATAGAATCTTTTACATATAACGTCGAATGTTCAAGACAAGCTCTTTATCATCCGACAGGAAGTTCTCCAACGGAAGTCGTAACATTTCGACCATATAGAGTAACGGCGCAATTTTCTTTGGCAGTAGACGACTATCAATCAAAAAAGCTTTTTGATTATATTATTGATTCAAATAAAAGAGACATTACTATAACAATAGGCTCTTTAGCTACATTCACAATGTCAAACATGGAACTTATAGGAGAAACTATAAATTCGTCAGCAACTGATGACGCCATGATAACCCTTAATTATCAAGGATTTTTATAATGTCATTCTTTTACGACAGAGATCAGAATGTTACAGGAACGATTTCTTCGTCGTTCACATTTACTCCTTCGTATGGAATGCAGGTTTCATTTACTTCTGAATTGGCGGATTACGGAACAATAGATAATTATATTCATACTATGCCAAAAGGCTTGAACCATTTGCAAATGCAAATTTCAATGCCGTTTGAAAACCGCAAAGAAGAACAAGCGAGACAAATCATAAGTTTTTTTGAAGGTCTTCACGGCACAGGTCATTTTGAATACACTGATGCCGCACAAATATATAAACCAATCAGATTGTTTGTCAATTCAATTGATGACTCATTTAATGAAAATGATCTTCATAATATTAATGTAAGTTTAAACACAGATCAAACTTCGACCCTATTAAATTGGAATAATGCCTATATAACTGGTAGTAATATAAAAGGAGATTGGGTTGCAAATACCAGTTATTCTAAATACGATGTCGTAAGAAATGTTGCTGGGAATAGTGCTAATTTATACGATTCTTTTTATTATTGCACAGGAGATCATGCTGGGGTAGCTGCAATTGGAAATGGGAAATGGACAAGGGAACTTGATTTTCAGCCAACCTATTCGTCGCAAGTCGCAAAAGAAACTTCCATAATTAAAACTGAATTACCTTATTCGTTTACAAAACGCACAGATTTTGGATTACATTCCAATACGATCAAACAATTCAAACTTGATTATAGAGGCGTCAGTGATGCTGAAGCTAGATGTATTTTACATTTCTTAATAGGAAGACAAGGGTACAGAAAGTTTCAATATAAAATACCAAAGATATATAATCAGAATAAATACTTTTTCGCCCCACAGTGGGAACACACGTTTGTTTATAAAAATGTAAATGATATTTCAGTGACTTTAGTCGAAGACCCATTAGGGGCAAGGAGGATCTACTAATGCCTAGAAAATGGATATCTTATGAAATGCTTTCAATGTTTGTCGGAAGTGGAGATGCTTTTAGCGAAGTTAAAAATACTGGATCTTACATTTCAAGATTGGACTTTATACAGAACTATGCTTTTTCATTTGATGTTCAGCGTCAAGCTTTAAAACAAATCGGATCTTTTGATTTCGCGTCAAATTCAACTCAACTTGCGCCTGATGTTAATTTGCGCCTTTCTTATTATTTGAATGACGGTTGGAATGAAGACTTTTTAGGTTTTAATATAAATTCGGGATCATATAGTAATTTTATTGGCTCAGAGATTTTTGATGCCACAAATGATAGAAATTTTTATATAGCAATAGCCGATAATCAATATTATGATGCTTCTGCGGCTACATCATTAAATAATTTTAATATTCTTGGGATTGGTAATACCTATATAAATTCATATAACATATCTGTTTCAGTGGGGCAGCTTGCTACCGTATCTT